CGTAAATCAAACAGTTTGATTGTTTGTGGTGTATGTTTTGGAATTTTTGTAGTCTTTATGATTATAGGGTGTATCATGTGATACACCCTTTCTATTTTATAGAAAGGAGTTTCTTATGAAGAAAGAGAAACCAAGTTTGAAGGAATACTTTAAATTTCCTAACCCAGGCTTGTGGGCTTATTTCAAGCATACTGAATCAGGGCAACCTGATGATTATCGACCTCCATTTTGGAACAAAATGGATCGTTCAAAAGTTCTTGAACTTTGGCAAAAACGGATGGACCAGTTGAAGGTTGAAGAGAAATATCCTTCGCTCTATTCTTATGAAATGGAGATGAAAGGTAAAGTCGGACCTTTATCCATTCAATTGCCTTTGAAAGAGAGAATTGATAGTATTGAACAATACTACACTGCAATTGATACTAGCAGTGAACCAATTAATAGTGATGCCATTCAAGCTACTGTTAATTTCTTTAAGAAAGCAGGAGGTATTAGACTTAGATCTATTCCTAAGACTATCTTAAATATGAGATTAAATACTAACAGTGGGACACCATTCTTCACAAAACGCAAGAATGTGTTAGATGACACTATTAAATCTAAGTTTACATCGGTTCCTACAACCGGCGAAGTTTGGCAAGATACTGAGCACGGGAACTATAAATTAGCTGCTATCTTAGGATGGCGTGGACAAGAAGGTGGAATATCTTCAGAAGATGTAAAACAACGTGTAGTCTGGATGATGCCTTTTCTCCTTAACATCAGAGAACTACAATTCTACCAACCAGCAGTCGAAGCTGTACAAAAATATGGATTAATCCCAGCGTATGTTTCCATGGATGCCGTAGATCAAGAAGTCACTAGCTTATTTGATACAAAAGGTAAAGACGATTTAGTGATTTGCACTGACTTTTCAAAGTTTGATCAGCACTTTAATATGGACATGCAAAACGCCGCACAAACAATACTGAAGGCGTTAGGATCTAAGAACGACGAACTTATTTCCTACTGGATGTCGGATATATACCCGATAAAGTATAACATACCACTCATTTGTTCCGAGGGTCTAATGTATACTGGACACCATGGCATGGGTTCAGGTTCAGGCGGAACTAATTTCGACGAGTGTATGGCGCATAAGGCGTTGCAATTTGAAGCCGCATTATCTAAAGGCCAACAACTAAATTCGCATTCGATGGCTTATGGAGATGATGGTATTCTAACCTACCCTGGTATCACAGTGGAGGATGTCATACAAACGTACACTAAACACGGGCAAGAAATGAATGCTACAAAACAGTACGTTAGTAAACATGACTGTGTAGTACTGCGTAGATGGCACGGTGACAACTATCGTGTCAATGGAATCATGGTCGGTGTCTACTCAACCTTCCGCGCTCTAGGAAGATTGCTAGGACAAGAGCGATTTTATGACCCAGATAAGTGGGGACCAGAGATGGTAACTCTCCGTGCTCTAAGTATTTTAGAGAACTGTAAATGGAGTCCTGTTTTCCACGAATTTATTGATTTTGTGATAAGTGGGGATAAGTATCGATTAGGGTTGAACATCCCACACTTCTTTGACAGATTGGAGAAGACTGCTAAAGAGGCGATCGACACGTTCACAGATTTCTTAGGTTACACTAAAACTTTACAGGAAGATTCACGCGCTTCTGTTAAAGGTATTAACGACTGGGAAGTTGTTAAGTATCTTAAGACTTTGAGATAAACGCTCGAGATGGTGCAGTAAACCACTGGAAGTCCTT